TAACATTACAATCAGATTATTGGGAACCAGCAAATTTAATTGAATACAATACATCTGGGTTTTCTAATAATAATTTAGAACAAGGTGTGGTAGTACTATACAAAAAAGATGATAATAATGATTTTATTCTTCATAAAATAATTTTAAGCCCTGATCCTGTCCCCCCTGGATTATCAGCACCAGAGGCAATAAACCACCCTGCCTATAAAGAAAGATTTGGATCAAAAGTTAAATTTTCTAAAACTGATACTGGATACATGATGGCAGTGAGCAGTATTGGATATAATTCTAATCAAGGAAGAGTCTATCTTTTTAGATTTGATAACAGTGATAATCAATGGAAGATGGATTATGACAGGCGTTATAGAGGAATTTATAACAACAGTCTTCTTTATTCTGAGAACGATATTGTATATTATGATTTTACGTTGTACCAAGCCAAAACTGATACATTAGGAAATGATCCTGAACAAGAAATATTTTGGAAAAAAGTGACTGATAAAAATATTTACGGATTCTTCCCTCAGGAAGTTTCTTCAGGATTTGACAGTAATTATAGGCCGATCGGTGATGATTCATCATTGTATGATTCTTTAGGTAACATATCTAATCAATTGAGCGAAACTGCAGAATCTGTTTTTTCTGGTGATTATTTTGGTTATGATTTTGATTTTGCCGACAATGGAAATAAGTTAGTAATTAGCGCACCGTCAGCAGATAGGTTTGCCCCACCTAATTTTAAAGGAGTATATAAACCTACTCTGACTTATTTGATAGGCGATGTTGTATTGGCATCAGGAAAGTATTATCAATGCGTAGACCCATTGCTGCCAATCGGATCATGGTTAGAATTGTCTGTAGGTTTAGATTCAAATTATGGAAAAGTGTTTATATATCGTAAGGATGATGATAGTTATGATTTAGTTCAAACGATGGCTAAGAACACTATAAACTTTAATGAGCAAGAACGATTTGGTGAAAGTGTTTCGTTATCTCAGGATGGAAATGTTCTGGCGATTGGTAGTATACTAGCTGATGATACTAAGATAGATCAAGGTATTGTTAGGATTTTTAATAACCAAAATTCTTTGTTTACGTTGAATCAAACAGTTAAAAATCGTAATCCGGAAGACGTCGAGGCTTTTGGTTCTAAAGTTTATCTTACTGATAATGATAAAACATTGGTAATTTTTAGTCAATACGGTGATTCTTTATTGATAACAGATTTTGATAATGGCACTACTACGTTCGATAATAATAGTATGCGTGTCGCTGATAATCTTGTTAATGCAGGAAGAGTCGACGTCTATAACAAATACGATACAAAATTCACTTATTCAGAATCTCTTCCTGTTGAAAGTAACGCACAGGATTTGTACGGAAACAATGTTCAAGTATCACCAAATATCATTGTAGTAACTGCAAAGAATGCTCTTAATACTAGCATTAGAACAGGTGCAGTGTATACTTATGAAAAAACACCAAATACATACAGCTGGGAAAAAATACAAGATGAGTCGAAAAAAGTCGACATTTCTAAAATTAAAAAAGTGTTCTTGTATAATAAAAAGACTAGTAAGTTATTAACGTACTTAGATGTAATAGATGTTCAACAGGGAAAAATTGCAGGAATCGCTGAACAAGAATTAAAATATAAAACATATTACGACCCTGCTACTTATTCGGTAGGAACATCAGCAGTCAATGTTGATGATGGAATGTCATGGCTTGATGACCACGTGGGAATGCTTTGGTGGGACCTAAGTAAAGCAAGATTCTTAGATAGTTACTTTGGTGATGTTGTATATAAAAATAATACATGGAATACACTTCATAGATATGGTAGTGTGGACGTATATGAATGGGTATCATCAAAATTAAAACCATCTGAGTGGGACGCTCAGGCAGATACCGAAGCTGGACTTGTTCTCGGAATTAGTGGAACTAGCCTTTACGGAGATTCAGTTTATAGTGTTAAACGCAGATATGATACAGTAAGTAAGAGTTTTAAAAATACCTATTATTATTGGGTAAAAAATAAAACCACAGTACCAACAGTTTACGGTAGATCAATTTCAGCTAAGGGTGTTTCTAGATTAATCCAAGACCCAAAAAGTCAAGGAATTAAATTTATTTCGTTTACTTCTGAAAATTCTTTTAGTTTAACAAATATTCAAAACTTACTCAATGATAGAGACGTGGCATTGTCTGTACAATATTGGACCGTTGATCCAACTAGCTTGAACGTTCATACCGACTGGAAAATTGTTAGTGAAAATTTACAAACAGTTCTACCTTCATCTATTGAAGAAAAATGGTTTGATAGTCTCGTAGGAGTTGATAAGAATAATAGGCCAGTACCAGACATTACTCTGCCGCCTAAAAAGAAATATGGGGTATTGTTTAGACCACGACAAAGTATGTTTGTTAATCGTTTAGAAGCTACAAAACAATTTATTGAAAGACTAAATCATGATTTAAAATCAATATTAATCTCAGATTCATCAGATCTTTCCCCATTATTTGAAAAAGAAAATATACCTTCTAAAATATCCGGATCATATGATTTAATTATTGATACAGATGCTGAATTACGCTTAATTAATACTGGCGCATACAGGCCAGCATCTATTTCTATTGAAATTAAAAATGGCAGTGTTAATGATATAACAATATCTGATCCTGGAGCCGGATTAGTCAATGCTCCGTATATCACAATTAACGGAACTGGTACTGGCGCAATAGTAAAATCAGTTATTAATGAAATAACAGGAAGTATAATAGGATTTGAAATTTTATCTAAAGGATCTGGGTACAGTGAAATTGGAACAACGGCTAGTGTAAGATCATTTTCAACATTAGTACTAAGCGACGAAATTTCGTTAGGTCGCTGGGCAATTTACTCTTTTGATTATTCAACTAATAAGTGGAGTAGAAATAAAATACAAGGATACGATGTTTCTAATTTCTGGAATTACATTGATTGGTATAGTCCCGGATACAGTCAGTTTTCTAAAATAGATTTCTTAGTTAATGGTACGTATGAGCTATATTCATTATCTGCAATTATTGGTCAAACAGTAAAGGTTAAAAATGTAGGTAGTTCAGGTTGGGTACTTCTTGAAAAATTTGCAAATTCAACATCTTTAGATTATACTCAATCATACAAGGTTGTTGGTAGAGAAAATGGCACTATACAAATTTCCAGTAAATTTTATTCATTTGATAATAACAACTTGGGATTTGATGGACCGTTATATGATAGTGACACTTATGACAATTCTGGTTCTTTAGAATTAAGAATCATTCTTAACACATTGAAAGATAATATTTTAATTGATGATTTAAAACCAGTATATCTAAGATTATTTTTTGCAAGTTTACGATATGTGTTGTCTGAACAACCATATGTAGATTGGTTCTTTAAGACAAGTTTTGTCAAAGCCACACACAACTTGGGCCTATTAAAACAAAAAGTTACATATAACTCCGATAGCTTAGAGGATTTTGAAAAATATATTTCAGAAGTAAAACCTTATAGAACAAAAATTAGAGAATACGTAAGCTCATATGACACTATAGATAATTCTAGTACTATGGTTACTGATTTTGATTTGCCCGCAGCATTCAGACAAAACAAAATAGAACCGGTATACGTGCAACTTAATGATCAAAATCAATTAATTACTGATGGAAATGAAATAAACGAATATCCGTGGAAACATTGGGCAGATTTTTATAAATTTGAAGTTTCTGATATAGCATTAGTTAATCAAGGTGACGGGTATATAACTAGACCAGTTGTTGAATTCGTTGGTGATTGCACAATACCAGCAACTGCTAGAGCGTTTATTTCTAATGGAAAAGTTACTAAGATAGAATTATTAACTGGTGGTTCGGGATATACTAAAGCACCCCAAATTATTATCAGTGGCGGCTTGCGAGAAAACGGAACACCAGCAAGAGCTGTTTCTAGAATTAAAAATAATTTTGTTAGGTCATCTTTAATAAAAATCAAATTTGATAGGATTACAAAGAGTTACTTTATCACTGATCTATCAGTTAACGAAACATTCTTAGGTTCTGGGTCTAAACTACAATTTTTATTAAAATGGAGCCCTGATTTAAAAACAGGTAATACTGTAGTTAAAATTAATAATCAAGAAGCATTAAGGGACACTTACAACGTTGTTACAAAAACAGATACTAGTAGGGGACATACTGCTTATTACGGTGTATTAACATTTACAACTGCTCCAGCAAACGGCGACATTATAGAAGTTAGATATATTAAAGATTTTAATCACTTGTCTGCTGCAGATAGAATCAACTACTACTACGATCCTCAAACAGGTCAAATAGGAAAAGATATTGGACAACTGATGCAAGGGGTTGACTATGCAGGAGTTAGTATAGTCGGCCTAGATTTTAAATCTAGTTCAGGCTGGGACCAATTACCTTGGTTCAGCGATGTTTGGGACAGCTTTGACGCCACATTCGATGACTATATTGTCGCAGTTGTTGATGACAGTACATATTCATTTGAGTTACCATACACACCTGCTGTCGGGCAAGAAATTAATGTATATGTGAACGGAGTAAGAATTGACGATCCATATTTTGATTTGTATGATGGAAGTACAGTCCAACCAAACGGAAGAGTAGTTGCGCCTGAATCAACCGTAATGAAAACTATTATCGGCAACGGAACTACAAAAATATTTAATTTACCTAATTTAACATCGAGCCCTGCGTTAGATATCGATGAAGGTGATCAAGTGGTATTTAGAAAAGCAACCAGCGATGGGTCATCTCAACCATCTTCTCTAGACTACGATACTGCTGTTACTGGGGGTGACATGGCTTATTCCACAGCCACTGGCCTTGCTGCTGACGATATAATTATTGACGGCGACGGATTTGTAACCCCAACGAGCAGTCCAGCACCTGAAGAAGTTGTTCCTGGTCAATTGGTTGATACTGTGGCAATTAAAGTGTTTGACCGGCCAACTGCCGGATCTGCAAAAATTTCTTCTAATAACTATATTGCTGATGGTGTTAATAAAGTTTTTGATATTGGACAATTTATAAACAGTAACGATGCTGTACTTGTTAAGGTCGGCGATCAAATATTAGAATCCTCTCAATTTACAATTAGTGTTAAAAATAAAACAGTGACGTTAACTTCGGCCCCAGCAAACAAAGAAATAGTTAACGTTACAAGTTTTGGATTTAATGGACAAAATTTATTAGATTTAGATTATTTCGTAGGCGACGGAAGTACTATAGAATTTATTACGAACGCTCCATGGGATCAAGCACAGTCATCATTAGTAACAGTTTCCGGCGAAGTAGTGAATTATATTTTATTTAGGACTGATAACAGTTATGACAGTCTTAATAGAGTTGGTATAAGATTCGGTTCTCCACCAGGAGAGGGAGACGTTGTTCAATACCTAATTTCTTCTTCTGAAGATAGGACTTATAGCATTGTTACTACTGAAACATTGACAGCGGATGGCAGTACATCCGTATATCCTTTAACTGTCACAATAGGTAATAAACTACCATTTGAAGCTAATGTTATTGTTAGAAAAGATAATCAAATATTACAAGGCCCAGATAATTTATATTATACTCTTAGTAATAATGTGTTGACATATTCTATCCCTTCTTATAAATTCTCTTCTGGTATTACAACAAATGATGATATTGTTGTATATTTGAGTGGAAGAAAATTACAAATCATGGTAGATTATACTATTGATCTGTTGTTAGGATCAGTATCAATCACATCTGAAAATTATGTTAATCAAGCAGATTTAATTATTTCAATAATTACTAATTCTGAATATTTTATTGATAACGGGAATATAGAATTTGTATCAACACCGTTGATTGGTGATGTTTATAAAATTACTTCAATGTTTAATCATGATGTTTTAGATATTAAAACAACTGATTATGAAATTAAATCTACAATATCATTAACTGCGGACTCTTTCGAATACCTATCTTATAATTTGACTAAGGGCGGTAGAATAAAATTAGACAGGGAAGTTATCGATGACAGCTATGTTTGGGTAATAAAAAATAAAACCTTACTTACACATAGTATTGATTACAAACTTTTAGGTAATAAAAGAGAAATAAAGTTGACAGATAAGCCTGCGGTAAATGATGTGTTTGTAGTTATGACATATTCAAATAATATTGTAAAATCTAATTTAAGCTATATGCAGTTCAAAGACATGCTTAATAGAGATCATTACAAGAGAATGTCGAAGAACAGACAAACGGTATTATTTAAAGATTTGAAATACTCTGATAAGGTAATTTACGTAGAAAACCCTGAAGTTTTATCAGAACCAAATAGATTAAAAAATATTCCTGGCGCCATATATTTGAACGGTGAAAGAATTGAATATTTTGTTAAAGATGGTAATGAACTTAGACAATTAAGAAGAGGCACATTAGGTACAGGAATACCACAAGTCCATGTATCTGGTCTGACTTTACTTGATATTGGCGTGTCGGAAACCATGCCTTATAAAGATGACTTCATTATCGATACTAACTTTTATGATGGTAGTACAAATGTAATACCGTTACAATACGTTCCAACACTATTAGATAGCAGTCTTACAGATGAAGATTGGACTAGAACTGATATACCAAGCACTTACGGACAATGCGATGAGATTGAAGTTTTTGTTGGCGGGTACAACTTAAGGGGTGCCTGGGAAACAGATACTGAATATAGTGTGGGTGAAATAATTTTGTATGGCACTTATACATATCGCTGTATAGCTGATCATAGGAGTGGATCATTTATAGATGATAGAAATAAGTGGGAATTTTTTGTAGGCAATCAACGATTGAAGAAACACCCATATAAAGTACATAACTCTGAAATACACTATGAAAGTCCTGAAGGTGATGTAGAGTTTGAAGCAGATTTTTCAGTCAATGGTACAACAGCCGCTGTTAGATTAACCAACAGTTTATCAACAGGAACAAAAATAATAACTATTAAAAAGATTGGCAAGATTTGGAATGATCCTGGTAGTGACCTAGCAAACTCTAACAATGCTATTGTTAACTTCTTATTTGCTGAAGAAGGAGCAACACCGATCACAAAGAAATCTAATTTAAATTTAATTGATACAAGTTTTGATAACGAATCGCTGACTTTTGACTCAGGTGATTTAACATTTGATAAAGGATAAGAAAAATGGCAATACAAATTATTAATGTTGGCCAAATACCTAATGATGGTACCGGCGATTCGCTGAGATCAGCAGGTAACAAAATTAATGACAATTTTACTGAACTATATACGGCCTTAGGTTCAACCAGTGGCCGATTAAGTTTAGTTAGTGGTATTACAGCAGCTAATGGCGTTGCTGTGGATTCCGAAACTGGTAATGTGACGATCACTGGTGTAATAGCATCGCCGACACGTTTCGGTGTAATTAAAGTCGGTAATAATTTAACAATAAGTTCAGAAGGAGTATTATCAGCTAATCCAGGAAACTATACACTCCCTACAGCAAGTGAAACTGTGTTGGGTGGCGTTAAAGTTGGGGCAAATTTATCCATTAATGGGTCGGGAGTATTATCTGCGGCCCAGTATGTGTTACCTACAGCAACGGTTTCTACTTTAGGTGGAATCAGGGTAGGTGCAAGATTAACTATAGATCCTAACGGAATATTAAGTGCCGATGAACCAATAATTCCAGTTGCAACTACTACTGTATTAGGTGGCGTTAAGGTCGATGGAACTAGTATAACTATTACAAATCAAGTTATTAGTGTTTCTACAGACTATGTTAAAGGACCTAGTTCGGCAACATCAAATTCTATTGCAAGATACGACAATACTACAGGAAAACTTATTAAAAATAGTTTAGTCACAGTTAGTGATGTAGGATTGATAACTGCACCGGTTGTTGGAAATATAATTCCTTTCTATTATGCAGATCAAACAGCCTTTCCAAATGCTTCGACTTATGAAGGGACCCTAGCATTTAGTGATGCTGATAATAGATTATTTTATTCATCTGATGGCAATTGGGTAAGCATTGCAAGAAGTGATGAAATAAATGTAGATACAAATACAACTTACACTATAAGTGCTGCTGATGGTACTGCTGGCAAGAAAATTATACGGCTAACTGCCGGTGGCAGTGGTAGTGGAAATGATGATGTTACACTTGTTGCAGGCACAAATGTAACTTTGGATAGAGTCGGTGACGAAATTACTATCAATTCTACAGCTACTGGCGGATCCGGAACTGGATTAGGATCAAGAGTTGATGCTCAAGCCACAACTTCAAACATTGCAGCCGGAGCAACAGCAAATATAACAATTACAGGATTCAAACGTTATGTGTTATATAAAGTTTCCACATCTGATGCTGCATGGGTAAGGATTTATTCTAGCAGTTCTGCAAGAACTAGTGACATTAGTAGATCTGAAGGCACAGATCCAGCACCCGGATCTGGAGTTATTGCTGAAGTTATCACGACTGGTAGCCAAACAATTTTAATGACACCTGCTGTTTTTGGTTTTAATAATGAAACAGTTCCCACCACAGATATTCAATTGGCAGTTACAAACAAAGGTGCCATTAGTACAACAATAACAGTTACTCTTACAATTGTACAACTAGAGGATTAATAATATGTCAATGATCGATTATGTAGGTGTAAAAAGATATATTGTGACACTCCATGATTTTGAGATGATGGAAAGTTTGCATAACGATCTCGAAACTGATGGCATCGCGCCTCCTGGAACTGACATACTTAGAGCAGTTATCTGTGTAAACAAACGCCCAGTCAGTAGAAATTCTGAATTTATGCTTACAGCATGGGAGGTTGAAGAGTTAAAAAAAGATACTAGAGTAAAAAATATCGAACTAATTCCCAGCGAATTAGGAATTTCTGCAGGTGAATTTTCAATATCACAAACAAGCACTAACTGGAATAAAAGTGGAAGTAGTGCCACAGACATGAACAATTGGGGCTTGTTACGATGCGTTGAGGGATCTCAAAGAGCCAATTGGGGAGGACTAGGATTTGATGGAACTGGAACTGGTAATCCAATTGCATCTGGAACAATAAAACTTGCTCAAACAGGAAAAAATGTTGATGTAGTCATCATTGATGGAAATGGCATTACCTTTAATCATCCAGAATATGCAGTAAATTCAAATGGAACTGGTGGCTCTAGGGCAGTGCAATACAATTGGCTTCAACACGATCCTGTGGTTAGGGGTCTGCCACCAGGAAATTACGTTTATTCTACTAGTGACCATGCTACACACGTTGCTGGAACAGTGGCAGGTAATACTCAAGGCTGGGCAAGAGCAGCTAATATATACAACATTTACTATTATGCTGGTGATGAAGGAAATGCACTTTTTCCCTATGTTATGGACTATGTAAGAGAATTTCATAGAACTAAGACAGTGAACCCGGCTACTGGTAGAAAAAATCCAACTATTTGTAACAACAGTTGGGGCATGAGTATTTTTCCTGGAGAATGGAGTTTTGCCGATATAACTGCTGTGACGTATCGAGGAACTAGATATGAAGCTCCTGGTGGAACTACAAATTATACAGGGCTATCTGGAGTATATAGTTCTAATTCTTTACTGTCTTTTTTCACTAATGATCCTGAAAATATATCTCAAAGAATCATTACAACTGGTTCACAAGCAGGAACACCTAACACAGTTACATTTAATTCAATTCCTGGGACTTGGGTACAAGAAGGTGCCCAATGCTATTTTAATTCTTTTGTCCAGCCGAACACAACTTATCAACTAACATTTTCTATAACACAACCAGTTAGTTTCGAAATTTTAAGCAATGTGGCTGTGGGTTCAACAACTGGGCCAATAATTTTGACTTCTGAAGTAACAATAACAGATCCCAACAGTGTTGTTACAACATATACGGATACAATTTTTGGAAGTCAAATTGAAACGCTCATTGAAGAAACAGTATCATTGACGGCTACTGGACAATACACGGTCACTTATACTACAACAGTGGATTTGCAATCGTCAACTGATCCAGTTTTTGCATCGCTAATGAGTTTGATTAGCAAATCTACAGGCGGAAACGCCAGCGCCACAGTTGAGAGTTTAATTGGTGCATCCATCGGAACTACTTCTGGATTAACGTCCTCGACAACACCCTCATCAGGTTCAAATGACGATGGATTCTGGCAAATAAATTTACCATTCAATGTTACATACTTGTCTGTGGATTATACAGCAGTTTATGTGGGCACTAATACATATTTGACTTTTGGTTCGGGTTCTGCAAATTATTCAGGATTATCAGCGTCTAATCCCCCGTTACCGAAGATTATGATTAGCTCTGCTGACAATTCTGTTCAAAGAATATATCATGGAGTTGAAGGCATCGCACCAAATAGAACTTATAGAGTGATAGTAGAAGGAAATGCAAATACAAGTGGGACATTAGGTAGCCCAAACATGCGATATCAATATACATTTTATGAAGCATATCCTGCAAGGATTGACATTAGCATTGCACAAAATAATAGAAAAACAATTGTAGGTGGTGGGTTTAGTTCAAATCAACTCAATCAATGGGGGTTCATAGCTAATCAAAGAATACCAGTTCGTGTAGGTCCGTTAGATGCAGATTTAGAAGATGCTATTGATGAAGGAATACTTTTTGTTGGAGCCGCAGGGAACGGCCGATGGAAACACGATATACCGGGCGGCCCAGATTGGGATAATACTTTTGAAATGGCTATTCGGTATCCAGGTAGTGTAGCTCAACCTTATTATTACATGAGAGGAACAAGCCCCACAGCTAATGATGATACGGTTAATGGTGACTATGATATTCCTAATATCTGTGTTGGTGCTGTTGATTCTATTCAACTAGATCAAAAAGTAACGTTTAGTGATTGTGGTCCTGGTGTTGATATTTTTGCTCCAGGAACACATATTTTAAGCGCAGTTCCTTCAGGCGGAGCTCCTGACCCCAGGAATTCTTCCTTTAGAATTAATAAAAATTCTGGAACTAGCATGGCAAGTCCACAAGTTTGTGGAGTATTAGCATGTGCCTTGGAAACATACCCAACAATGAGGCAAGAACAAGCTAAACATTATATTTTAGGATATTCAAAGACTGGGCAACTTACTACTACAAACGGCGGCCCCACTGATGGACGAGACTTGCAAGGAGCACCAAACAAGTATCTGTATTATTATGTTGAAAGAAGATTTGAGGGAAATGTATTTCCTAAAATAAATGTAAGTTCGAGGCCATCATCTGGTGCTGTGTTCCCTAGAACACGCATTAGACGTTCTTGAAAAACCATTCAAATCATAAAACTAACACATTATGAAAGCAGATAAATAATAAAATAATGCGAGATAACCATGCAAAATAGAGATTTAACCGGAATACATGTAGAAGGGCATATAAAAATTTGGGATCCCGAGTCCCAGAAAATATATGTTAATAAACGAAATGCAATCCATTATGAAAATATGAGTATAGCTCTTGCCGAAAGTATTTCAAATTCTGGTCAAGGGTTTATATATGAGATGGCATTTGGTAATGGAGGAACAGCGGTCGATCCTACAGGTATCATCACGTACCTTACACCAAACAGCACTGGTATTAATGCCAGTCTTTATAATGAACGTTATGCCAAAGTTGTTGATGACAGATCAATATCAAACGTAGACCCAACTAGGAATTTTATCGAATCTAGGCACGTAACTGGCACTAACTATACAGATGTTTTCATTACATGTCTTTTAGATTATGGCGATGCTGCAGGGCAACAAGCATTTGATAATTCAAATAGCAATGAAGGAAATTTTGTTTTTGATGAGTTGGGTCTTAAATCTTATAGTTCTTCAGGAAACAGTAAATTATTAACTCATGTAATTTTTCACCCAGTGCAAAAATCTTTGAATAGATTAATTCAAATAGACTATACAGTTAGAATACAGAGTTTAACTGGATTGAACGGAGCATAATATGAGTTATCAAGTTAAGTTTAGCGACACAACAAAAACGCCAATAACAGTTAACGATCAGACTCTTAATCAAGATAGAAGTGTTGCATTTATTGGAAAAAATTATGCTGGATACAGTCAAGCGATTGCTGAAAATTTTTTACATCTTTTAGAAAATTTCGCAAAAAGTACTGAACCGACAAATCCAGTAACTGGACAACTGTGGTATGATACTACTGTAGGTGAAAATAATCAGTTAAAATTGTTTGATGGTTCAAGATGGGTAGCAGCAGGTAACGTTAAAAAAGCAACAACATCACCAGTAACATCTGTAATTGGTGATCTATGGGTTGATACAGATAATCAACAACTTTTTCTTTACAACGGATCTACATGGGTACTAGTTGGTCCACAATATAGTACAGGTCAAAGGACAGGTGCAGAAGTAGAATTAATATCTGACACGTTAGGTAATGAAGTTAGACCGGTTGTAACCTTGTTTGTAAAGGATGAAAGAGTAGCAATAATCAGTGAAAGACAGTTCACACCGAAATCAGCAATAGAGGGATTTACTACACTAAAACAGGGTATTAATTTATCATCTAAAAACTTTAACAGTACAACGTTAGGTAATAAATTTTGGGGTGTTGCTGAAAAAGCAGATGCGCTAGTAATAGGGTCTTCTACAGTTGCAGCATCAAACTTTCTAAGATCAGATCAACCAAGCGTAACTAATTTTGGTCTAAGTGTTAGAAACAATGCCGGTATCAATATCGGAGGAGACTCTTCGTTAAGTATAGCTATTGATAGTAATTCGGCTTTGATCTTTAATAAAATTTCTGGATCAAGTATAGATTTTAAACTCAAATCTTCATCTGGTACTCCAACAGTATTAAGAATTGACAGCAGTCAAAAAGTAGGAATTAATAAAACAAACCCCGATGAAAGTTTAGATGTAGTTGGAAATATAAAAACAAACGGAAAACTTATTGTAGCCAATACTGAAAACTCTACCGGAATAAACACCGGATCAATAATGACTACTGGTGGTGCAAGTATTAATAAAAGATTATTTGTTGGTGAAAATTTAGAAGTCGATGGGAATTCAAACCTTAAAACAATTTTACCAAAAACTGATAACTCTTTTAATTTAGGATCAGCCGCAGTTAGGTGGAATAACATTTTTGCTAATAGGGTCGGGCAACCAGAAAGCGAACTAGCAGGAAAACCTGCTACAACATTTTTTGGCAATTTCAATGGATTTTTAACTGGTAATATTTCTGGAACTGCTTCGGGACTAACATCGACTACAGTGTTTAGTCTTGGTGATCGGGTTGATTCGTTTGGTTCTGTATTACAAGCAAGTGATATTGTTAGTACAGGGGTTAATTTTAATGGATCAACATCGACCAACACTGTGACATTAACTGGAATTATTAGTCCGTCATTTATAACAAATAAGCCACAAGCGACAGATTCTCAGGCAAGTGATGAATTTTTAACAAGTCGAGCTGGAGTTTTAAGCAGAGTAAGTAAAGCAACTATTCTTAGAAATGTTCCTTTAGTACCTACGGGGGCAATTTTTCCCTTTGCCGGTGCAGTAGTTCCTATCGGATATTTGCTTTGCGATGGTAGTGAGCAACTTATTGCCTCATACCCGGAATTATTCGCAGTCATTGAGTACAGATATAAACCATTGAGTCTCTTAACAGGAGTTGCCACTTTCGGATTACCGGATTTGAGAGGAAGATTTCCTCTTGGTAAAGATAACATGTCGAATTCGGGCGCAACCCCAGGACCTAATAGGGTTCCAGATGTTGCAGCTGATGAATTGGGCGGTGTAGGTGGTGTTGCAGAAATACAATTGACACGTAATAATTTGCCACAACACGTACATGATTTAAAAGGAAATGCAGGAAGCCAATTTTATGCGTTTAAACCAGCGACAGGCACACCTCCGGATACGAACGCAGAAGGTTCAAATGGCCTCACTGCAACTGGACAAGGCCAACTTATGGTAGACAGTGGTGGCATATTCATGGACGACTTGCCATCAAGTTCCTTAGCAGTGCCTTTTTCTATCACAAATAATTATCAAACAATTAATTATATCATATTTACAGGTAGGATAGCTTAATGGCATACATTATTAATAAAACTGATGGTTCAGAATTAACCGAACTACTTGATAAAACTATAGATCAAACTAGCACTGATCTCACGCTAGTTGGTAAAAATACCAGTAATTATGGTGAATTACTAAATGAAAATTTTATAAAGTTATTAGAAAATTTTGCCAGTTCGACTCCACCAAATTTTCCTATCAGAGGACAGATATGGTACGACTCTAATGAAAATAGATTAAAGATATATGATGGCACACAGTTTAAAACTAGTGGTGGTCCTATAATTGCATCAAGTAGACCGACTACACTTGTTCAAGGTGACATATGGATTAATAATGCATCTAATCAAATGTTTTTTTATGATGGACAAGATACAGTACTAGCTGGGCCTTTATATACTGCTGAACAAGGTATATCTGGTCCTGAAGTCGTCAGTGTATCCGACGTCAGCGGAAATTTAAGATCGATTGTAAAACTTTGGGCAGGCCAAAGTTTATTAGGAATTTTTAGTAAAGATGAATTCACTCCGTCCACTAGAGACGCACTAGATTTGACTAGTGAAGGATTTACTGGTGTTATTAGAAAGGGATTCACCCAAGCTAATGACAGTCAAATAAAATTTTATGTCACTGCATCTAAAGCCGATGCATTGCTTGATGGATTGGGGAATTTAAAGGGTGTCAGTAGTTTTTTAAGTACAGAAACTGATTCCACTACTATTGGACAAATAAGAATACAGAACGCAGTGCCGTTAGTTCTTGGCCCGACACAAAATAATGAATTTAGGATAGACAATTTAACATTTGCCATAGCTAGTAATAGATCAGGGCAAGATTTTAAATTAATTGTAAGAAATGCAACAGTTGAGGTTGAAGCGATAACTGTAAAGACCACTACTTCTAGGATAGGAATTTTCAATAGTAATCCAGAACAAACCCTTCATGTTGGCGGTTCTGCTAAAATTTCTGGAAATTTAGAAGTTACAGGAACTGTAAAATCATCTTGGATTTCTAAGTCAGCAAATTATACAGCTCAACCTAATGAAAAAATATTATTGGCTGCAGATGTTTCACCGTTTACAATAACACTGCCAGCAAGTCCGGTAATAGGGGATTTTGTATCATTTATTGACGCTTCAATTCAGGGTTTGGATTTTAATCCAGTAACTATTGATAGAAACGGTCAAAAAATCAACGGAGCCGCATCAAATGTCGTAGTATCTACGGAAGCTGCTGCGTTTACATTGGTTTATACAGGAACAAATAGAGGCTGGGCATATGATAAAGTACCAGTTTAAATAAATATAGAAAAGGGGTTTAGGGAATGCCTTATAACATTAATAGATATAACGGAACACTAGTCAGCGTAGTTGAAGATGGGACCGTCGATAATACGCTTGATATCAAGCTAATTGGAAAAAATTATGCAGGATATGGTGAAGTTCAGAATGAGAACTTTGTACATCTTCTAGAAAATTTCGCTGGAACCTCTGAACCAACTAGAAAGATTTCTGGTCAGATTTGGTATGATAGCGGAACTAAAAAACTAAAGTTCTATGATGGTACTAAATTTAGAACAACTGGCGGCGCCGAAATAGGTGCTTCCGAGCCAGTGGGGTTGACTACTGGTGATTTTTGGTATAATACAAATACCAATCAATTATATGCTTGGAGTGGATCGGAATTTATATTAGTTGGTCCACAAGCAGTGGCCAATGCTGAAACCACACAATTAAGATCTAGAAGTGTTGTAGATACTACCAGCGCCACACACGCTATTGTTGAAGCAGTGGTTAATGGCGTAGTTGTTTATATTATTTCTTCGGATGAATTTACTCTTAATGCAGCAATCAATCCTATTACAGGATACAGCGTAATTAAAAAGGGCATTACCTTAGTCAATACACCGAGTGTTACGCTTGGGCCAGATGTCGAAGGTGTAACGTCCACAGATCATAGATTTTGGGGAACATCATCAAACGCTTTAAAATTGGGCGGCGTAGATGCAACCAAGTTTGTTAGAAATGATATCTCTTCATTGCCAACAGTTGCTATAAGATTCAGTGATTTAGGTTTTACTGTAGGTAACGACGATGATTTGTCTGTGTTTATTGATGGCACAACTCCAACAATACAAAACGTCCTAAGTGACACTATTGTTTTTAAAACAAATACAGGTACAGTTCAAACTCCTTTAAAAATTATAGGTGCTAACACATTGCCGGGCAGTAACAATGTAAGTAATTTAGGTTCTAGCTCATTCAAGTTTGCAACAGTTTTTGCAACATCTTTTAATGGAGTAGCCACGCAGGCAGATACACTTAATCTTGGCGGGTCATACGTGTCTGCTAGTTTAACAGCTACACCATCAACTATCGCAGCAAGAGATAGTTCTGGTGATATATATGCAAATCGTTTTGAAGGAACTGCTGCTGAAGCAGAATATGCTGACCTTGCTGAAAAATATCTAACAGATGCAGACTATGATGTCGGCACTGTAGTAACAGTTGGTGGCGAAGCCGAAGTTAGGGCAGCAATATTTGGAGATAGAGCGATTGGGGTCATTTCAGCTCACCCGGCCTATCTTATGAATAGTGCATCCAATGGTCAGGCTGTGGCCTTAAAAGGCCGAGTACCAGTAAAAGTTACTGGAGCTATTAAAAAGGGAGATAGATTAATTGCAGCCGATAATGGTTGTGCCGTTCATGCAGGGTTTCATCAATATCAAGATGTGTTTGCCATAGCATTGGAAACAAACAATGATGTTGGAATAAAGTTAGTAGAAGCAATCGTTCTATAACTAAATAACACAAAATAAAGAGAACGTTATGTCAGGATCACCAGGTATTTTTCCAAAAATTGATGGCAACACCATATATGCAGAAGACTATAACAATATTCAGAGCACTGCTGAATTTCTATTAGGTACTGGATTATCAGATGCTGGATACGGCCAAGTAGTATCATCAGCAATTGTATCCGGACAACCAGCTCCAGACTTAATTACAGTCGCCCAATGGAACAGTTTACGAAATGATTTACTTAAAGTTCGTCAGCACCAGACAGGAGTAGATGAAGGTCCAAATTTAGATATTCCATCTGATAGTACATTGATCACTAATGAATTTGTTAACCAATATAAAACATTTGCAACAACATGTCAGGTCGATAGATTGACTATTGCATTTAATCAAGGAACTGAACAGAATTTAGTTTCCCCTAGCATTAGAGCAACCAATTGGAGTGGTACGTTGACGCAAGTTCTTACTGTTACATTTCCGACAGGCGACGCTGCTCGACATTTTTTCAATGCAGGCGGTCAAATAAGATTTAGTGCATCATTAGTTCACAGTCTTTCAGTTTCTGATCCTTCTTATACTAAAACTGAAAAATGGAAAGATCTTCTCAATGATATGGCAACAATATCTTTTGGTTCTACTGGAACAACGTATTCTGGAACTGGCGCAGCCGGAGGATATCCAAAAACAGATTTAGGTTGGTACACTATAACGACAACTCCTCAAACAATTTTCATAAAACCAGCAGTTGCAGGTGTGTATGCCGAAAACGATTATAATATTTCTGTAAGTAAAGATGATGTTAGTGTTGCAAATGGTCGAATTCTTACAGTTACGATACAATTTAGAGATGATGACAGCGGGGATCCACCAATCTTGCCATTACCAAAAGGTGCTGCACCTGGCGGCGTTGATGAGCCAGTCAAAGGAACACTGACTAGTTCAATTAAGGCTTTTGTACCCACAGGCACTGATTTTTTATGGACGACACAGTAAAAAAAGCATTCGAAATATCTAATTTTATGTCTGCATTAGCAGAGCAAAAAAGAGTACTCTTAGAAGAGTACCATCAAAATTCCATATATTTTTTCAATGGCACAGTGTTTAAAGTTGATAAAGAGCTTATCAATTTTGTTAAAACTTTGATTGACTTAGGGCAAGATTCGTTTGTCCTTATTGATAACAACAACACACCGGTAGATATACAAAATCCAAAGAAATTTCTACAAGAATTGCTCGACAAGTATTTCTTTGCAGCAAACGCATATAATACTAAGTTTCAAAAATTAAAATCTAGCAGATCGGTAGAAAGTTTATTAGATATATGAATCGTGGTATACTAATTTTTGCCTACAACAATCAAGAAATTGATTATGTAAAGATGGCAGTTTTTGCTGCCAGGCGTGCTACTGAACATTTAAATCTCCCAGTTACTCTAATTACAGACAAAGATATAACATCTGAAGATGTAATATCTGTATTTGAAAAGATCATTGTTGTTACAGATAACAGTAATCAAAATAAAAGATTTTATGATGGCGATTCTGATTTCAAATTACTTAACTGGAAAAACTATACTAGAAATACTGCTTATGACTTGACACCTTATGATGAGACCTTGGTCATAGATTCTGATTTTATCATCAACTCGAATTTTTTAAGGTATTGTTGGACTCAAAAAAATGATTTTTTAATTTACAAAGATTCCTTTGATTTATCTAGTAGTAGAGAAACATCTGAGTTTACATTTATCAGTGATTTAGGCATTCCATTTTATTGGGCTACAGTTTTCTTTTTTAGAAAAACTGAAAGGATAAAAGTGTTTTTTCATCTTTTAGGAAAGATTAAAGAAAATTGGGACTATTATTCTAAAGTGTTTTACCTCCCAACTAAAAAATTTAGAAATGATTTTGCATTTAGTATGGCTATTCATATGATGAATGGGTTGACTGAGGGGGATTTTGCAACATCGATGCCTAACAAATTATGGTTTATTACTGATAAGGATATTTTATTAGAATATTCAAACACAAGAATGACATTTTTAATACAATCTAAAGATAGACGATATATCCCAGTGGCCATTAATAAAAAAGACATTCATGTTATGAATAAATTTAGTTTAATGAGAGTAATCAATGTCTAAAGGCCATGTTTTTTTAGCACAAAATTCTAAAACTGATTATGTATTTCAAGCATATATGCTTGCCTTAACGATAAAAAAACATAATAAAAGGCATAATCAGACATGTTTAATAACTAACGATGCAGTTCCAGATAGGTACAAGCACGTATTTGACAACATCGTTGAGATTCCTTGGAATGATTCTGCAGAAAACAACGAATGGAAAATTGAAAATCGTTGGAAGATCATCCATGTTTCGCCTTTTAAAGAGAATCTAGTTTATGATACTGATATGTTACTGATGTCATCAAATGATCATTGGTGGGATTTCTTAGCTAACAAAGATGTTGTTCTTACTAGTGAAGTTCGTACATATAGAGATAAAATAGTAACAAGTGACTTTTATAGAAAAGCATTTACTGATAACAATTTGCCCAATGTTTATATGGGCGTTCACTATTTTAAAAAGAATCGACAATCATATGAGTTTTATAAATGGTTAGAAATTATCACAAACAATTATAATGAATTTTATGACAAATTTTTGATAAAATCAAAACAAAAATTTTGTAGCATGGATATAAATGCCGCATTAGCTGTCAAATTTATGGGCGCAGAAGAACAATTTTTGATTAGTGGTTCTATTCCCAGCTTTACACACATGAAACCAGCAGTGAATTGTGGAGTCGTATAATGACTGATCGCCTCAGTGAAGAAGCAGTGAAAAAAGCTCAACAGCCTTATGTAGTAAATTCTATGTATGTGCATTACGATGAGAATGGTCAAGTTGTTGCCATTTCAAATAGTAAAACATTTTCAGATAGATACTATGAAGTTCCGGCTAAAAGGGTCGAATCTTTTATGTTAGGAAAAAAAGATTTTACTGGGCTAACTTATGATTATTTTAAGTTTGATAAAGAAGTTATTAATGCAGATAAAAAGAGTATCAATGCCAATGTTCTTTATATGATTCCCTCTACATTTGAAGAAAATGTAGACTGTAAAATTTTAATTGATAAAAATAAAAAACAATTAAGATTTTTATTAACAGATCAAGCCAAAAAAGAAATTTTTTCTAGAAATTTAACAGATACTTATAAATTTTATTTTACTAAGAAGAATAATCAACATTTTTTATATAATGAATTTCTCATGTCTGGTGAAAAATTATTAGCAAATTCTTTTTTTGACATTGAACAATTACCAGAAAAGTTTAGTATCTATACAATACCGGTCTTCAATTCTTATGGTGTGATTTTAAAATGAGTAAAACTATTAAAATTATAGATTGTGATGTGATTTATCTCAGCTATGATGAACCTAATGCAGAAGAAAACTATGCAGACTTGGTGACTAAAGTGCCGTGGGCTAAACGTGTTCATGGTATATACGGGAGTGATGCTGCTCACAAAGCCTGTGCAAAAATTGCCGACACTGAACGAGTAGTCATTGTTGATGGCGATAACATTGTTAAACCTAATTTGATAGAACAACGTGTTTCTTTTAAAGATGATACAGTTGATATGAACAAAGTAGTAATTAGTTGGGGAGCAAAGAACATTATCAATGGTTTGATATATGGCAATGGTGGGATTAAATGCTGGCCAACTCAACTTATATTAGATATGAAAACTCATGAAAATGCTGACCCCAACAATCCAAAAACACAAGTTGATTTTTGTTGGGATATTAATTATACTCAAATAGATGAGTGTATGAGCGATGTCTATAATAATGCTAGTCCACAGCAAGCCTGGCGTGCAGGATTTCGTGAAGGTGTCAAAATGAGTTTGCTTGAGGGGTCCAAGTTGGCAGATTCAGGGCAACTAGCAAAATTAATTCATTGGAAAAATTTTCATAGATTGATGATATGGATGCACATAGGCAATGACGTCGATAATGGTCTATGGGCAATGTATGGTGCAAGACAAGGCTGTTATCTAACTAATTGTACCGATTGGGATCTTTTAAACGTCAGGGATTTCAAGTGGCTTAATGAATATTGGAAACAATACGTAAATCAAGATGAAAACAACTTAATGATAGAGGTTGAGAAACTCGGGGAAAAATTAAAGTCTGGTATCGGTTTAGATATGGCTGATGTTTTTACTTCAGCGCAGAGTAAAATGTTTAAAGCTATGTATACTAATCCTCCTAGGATGAAAAATAATGCAGTCGTGAGTAATTAATGTACGATATAATTTTTATTAGTTATAATGAACCCAATGCTGATAAAAATTGGTTAGCATTGAAATCTAGATTTCCTATGGCTAAACGTGTACATGGAATCAAAGGAATACATCAGATAGAGAGGATTTTGTCTATGTTTGGAGAAGTAAAAATCCCATCAATGCTTTGGAATATGGCTATGGCGGAGTCAAATTGTTTCCTAGACTAGCAACAATTAATATGGATACATCTAAACCAGATATGACTACAAGTATTAGTAATCATTTTAAACCGATGCCACAAATTAGTAACATCACTGCATTTAATACTGATCCTTTTAATACATGGAAAAGCGCATTTAGGGAGTGTGTTAAATTATCTAGTAAAGTTATTGATAGGCAAAAGAATGACGAAACTGATATTAGACTACGTATTTGGACCACTGTTGGGGAAGATAAAGACTATGGCAAATTCGCAGTTCTTGGTGCTCGAGCCGGTGTGGAATTTGGTATTAGTAATAAAAATAATTTTTCTGAGCTTAAAAAAATTAATGACTTTGAGTGGCTCAAAAATAAATTTGATAAAGGCGAATAATGGAAAGTAATGTAAACAGTGTTAGTTGGCTACACGGTCTAGAAGATTATTTTAGATTTAAACAACAGCATCAAGTGGCGGATCACTGCGCTAGATTTCTAAAAGTTCTTTATTCAGAAAATAAAGGACACAGTTTAAAAAATGTCTTTATGGAGGCATTACCCAATAACTTTAATAGAGATGATGTACAGCATCTAATAAATTTTTATGCTCATACTGCTAATTCTAACGATAATTTAAAACTTAAAGAGATTAGTTCTACATTGAGCAAAATTTTTGCTGATTATAAACTTTTTAAAACAATTAATAAGTGTTATAATGGAACAATAGAAAATTTAGAAATTTGTGATGCATTTAGTAGAGGTCAAGTACAAAGTAAAATATGGATGACTAAAGAATTAAGAAAAATTAATATCTTTTTTGATAATATTTTAGTTATTGGTAGTTGGTATGGACAAATAGTTTTTTATTTTGATGATATACTTGATGATATCGGATATAAAAAAATTCGTTTATTAGATATAGATAAAACAGCTTGCCAAGTCAGTGATACGTTTTTTAATTATGATAAACTTGCAGAATATTCAGTAAAATCTGTAGTTTCCGATATTAATGAAACTGTATTACATAAAAACGGATATGAGTTGCCTATAGAAAATTTTAAAACAGGGGCAACATTTACTGAAAAATTTTTACCTAACTTAGTTATAAATTCAAGTTCTGAACATATGACAGAAGATTGGTTTAATAGGATAAGACATAAGAGCATGGATTCTCCGCCTATAGTTGCTATACAAAGTAATAATTTATTTGATATTCCTGAACATGTTAATTGTGTACATAGTATAGATCATATGAAAAAAAAGTTTCCTATGAAAGAAATATTATTTGAAGGGGAACTGCAACTTTCAGGATATAAACGTGTTATGCTAATAGGTAAACCATGATTGATCTGGATAATATGGAAATGCGCGAGTTACAAAAAGAAAGTGCTAGAGCTTTGGCCACTATGGAGGCCACGAATAATAATATCAGCCGTTTTAATAAGGAAGCACATCATAATAGTCAAAATTGGTACAAAGCAGTTATTAGTTGGTATATCAATGAATACGGCGGACTTCCGAGTTCTATAGGCCCAGGCAAAGACATTAAATTAATTTTAGAATGATTTATAGATACAACGAAATCAAAACAGTACATTTAGAAATTACAGAACGTTGTAATGCTAGTTGTCCAATGTGTGCAAGGAATATTAATGGTGGCGAGGAAAATCCACATTTGAGCGATCATGAGCTCAGTCTCGAGGATTGCAAAAAAATATTTACACCGTCTTTTATACAACAGTTAGACAGAATGTATATGTGCGGAAATTTTGGGGACCCAGTCGCAGCCGTAGATACATTAGAGGTCTTTGAATATTTTAGATCAAATAATCCCAAAATGAATCTAACTATGTACACTAACGGCAGTGCCAAAAAAACTGATTGGTGGCAGAAGTTAGCAAAAATTTTAGGAAAGAATGCATATGTGGTTTTTAGTATTGATGGATTAGAAGATACAAATCATTTATATCGACAAAATACCGTATGGTCTAAAATAATGGAGAACGCCCAAGCATTTATTGATGCAGGCGGACGAGCAAGATGGGATTACATTGTATTTGCTCATAACGAACATCAAGTTGAAGAAGCAGAAGCTTTAAGTAAACAATTGGGGTTTGAAAAATTTCAGTACAAAAAGAGTGCAAGATTTTTTAGCAACGCCAGCGGGGTTACTAAAGAGATGCATCAAGCAGTGAATAGAAAAGGCGTCAGTACAACACTACTGCAAGCACCCACGAATCCAAAATATAGGAATAGTGTGTTAGATCAAATTAGTAAAGTTGTGGGCAAAGAGGAAAAAATAAAATTTCTACCGTCAAAAAAGTCCGAAGCATTAGGTATTCAAGGCAGTCAAAAATTTAATAATGATCCGTCCCTTAAAACCAAATTAGAAAAAGAGTTAGATAGTGCTATCATAAAATGCAAGGTGTCAGAAGAAAAATCGCTATATATAAGTGCAGAGGGAATAGTACAACCTTGTTGTTGGACAGCGGGTCAAATGTATGTTTGGTATTATAGACCCGAATCATCTCAAATTTGGCAGGCAATTAATGTTGTAGGAAAAGAT